TATTGAGGCGGTGACTCGATTGGTATACGGATAGTACCATCTGTATAATCGTCTCGTCTTCGTCTCCCAATTTGCATTGCTGCAAACTTTTGTAGTTCTTGTTTATACTTTTGTTCGTATAATGTCAACATATCTGCTGGCCCTTTTAAATAAGAATATGCCTCTGTCAAACAACAGTATAAAAGGCCTTGAGGGAAATATTTACTAACATATGTCCCTGAAGTATCGGTCTCTAAGCTTGGTGGAACCTTGTTCCAATGAATAATATATTTGTAATTAGCGTCTGGTGTAGGGGCTAAATAAATAGCTCCAGAAGTAGTTGATCCTGTTCCAGTTGCTCCTCCAAACATAGAATAATATTTAGGTAAACCAGTAGTATCTTGACCACTTTGACTACCTTCGTCACCTGTTAATTCTCCTACATATTCTTGCATAAAAGTCTGATCTCGTCTTTCCAAGTAAACTCCTTGTCCAGTGCTTGCAGTTGTAGAAGGAAATACTTGAACAGCTCTTACAAATAAACATCCCGCTGGAACATTTATACTATTGAAGTCTGTTGCTAATTGAGCTTCTGATTGAACTCTATCTGAATCCATAGGAAGATCATAAGCAATTCTATATTCTGAATTTTCTATAAATCTATTTATAATAGCAGCAGTAAAAACGTTACTATCTACCTCAGTATAATTTCTAATATCAGTAACTAAATTTGAATATGTATAACCAGCCATAATTAACCTCTATCATTAACGGGTCCAATTGTACACTGAAAACCGCCTCCTGTTGCTGTGCTTGTAGCATTAGATACTAAAGGCACTGTTAATGAATTATATAGTGTTTCTGTTTGTGAGGCTTTAGGACCCACTATTACTGTTGTTGAAACAGCTGTAGCTAAATAAGATCCATAGACTTTTGCACCAGAAGAATGAGCATTAGCAGGTGTATCGGATAACGTTACTCCTCTATAAGGAGCCGCTGTTCCACGAGTGCATCCTGTTAATGTATGTGTAGATCTGCCTGTATATTTAATAGTTTCATTTTGATAAGTTCCTACCAATAAAGGATCAGTAATTGTGCCTGCTGTTAAATCAGCTTCTGTCCAAACTTTTTCTATAACAATATATCCTGCTGTTGGAAATTCTGATCCATCAGTTAAAACAATAGATGTAGCTGAATTAGTTAAATTGCCATTTAATGTTGTAGATAATTCTAAAGTTGTAAGTGCAACTCCACCTACTGCTTGTTTAACATCACTAAATCTTACATACGATGTGCCTGCATTTAAACCATTGTTTGGAAATGAAACACTTAAAACTTTTGAAGCACCTGTTGTTGTAAATGGATTGTTTGGTAAAATATCTTGTACTGCAAATTCTACTCTTGCAGGTTTTGCATGTTGTAAGGCTTGTGGATCAGCGCCCACGGGCCTTGGATCTATTTGTGGTTGTTTAGGTTCATACTCAGATATATGTACCCAAAGACCATTCCATTCTTGCACCATTTCTCTATATGGAAATGCTGCACCAGAACGGTCAGAAATCATTAATGCATTTGTACCTTTTGCAAATCGTGCCATTATATATTTGGATAATAAGTCTTAGGCGTTATGTACGCACTAGCTGATGATCCATCCTCCTGTAACGCTCTAGCTAATTCATCCTCATATAATAATTTAAATTCTTGTGTTCTTTGTGGTGCATATTTTTGTGATAAATAATATGTAAGTCCTGACACCATACATGGTATAAATCTATATGGCGCATCAGATGCGTTAGTATATGCTCCTGCATCTTGAATTCTTTTTACATAATAAATATTAATATAATTACTTGCTTGAGTAGAACCAGCAGTTGGATAAATTGTAACTGTAGTTTTATCTATGAATCTTTGAATCCAAAATTGACTTGGAGTTCCTTTAACTAGTTTATTTGAAAAAGCAGCATAAGTATCTCTACTTACTTTTGTTAAAGGTAAATCAGTTTGTTCAGTTGTATTATAATCACTTCTATAAGAAGCGGACATAATATCACTTATACCATATACTCCATTAACAGGAGTTGTGGTATCACTTGTTCCGTCTGAACTATTTCTATAAAATGTATAAGTTTGAGTGCCCTCAGTTAAATCAATATTCGTGTCGCCAACTTCCCAAAAATGAAGTCCTCTATTTCCCCATTCTTGAAAAAGAATATTTAAAGATCTTCTAGCACTTTTAATTTGATGACCGGCAGTACCAACTAGACCAAGTCTTTCATAAGCCTCTGCAATAATATCATCAATTGCAAGGTTTTGATCAAATGCATAAGCGCCGGATGTAGTATTTGCCATCGGCTACTCCTTAGAAAGTTCCGACTACATAAAAAAAGTCTATGTTAGCTAAAACTGCGTACATCCCTGTATCAGCATAAATACCAGCTCCTGGTAATTTAAACTCGTGAACATGATCAGCTGCTGTTCCAAACTTACCATGAAAAATTAATGCAGAAGCAGTTGCACCCGAACCAATTTCATTATAAATTTTAATTTCAGCATTTGCTCCACTTGACATTGCAAATACGTTCA